ACGGTCAGCAATAAATTTGAATCTTTTGGACGGCTATCGACATTTAGTTATTTAGAGTATTTGAGAATTATGGGAATCAATATCGACTGTAACCAATTGTTCTTAGACGATATGCAGGGTTCAAAAAGCCACCGAAACGGATTATGTAAAGTTATTGGTAGAGACGACTTGGATTGGCACGCTAGTAATCCGAACTTTGATGGAAACTATAGCCAAGACACTTTGAAACGCTTAGAAGCCGTGGGAGAGGGCTTACTGAGTGAAGCCAAGCGTCGTTCTCAAGGTAAAGATTGGGATTTCGATGTTAGTTACTTTACGCTAGAAAGTGCATTGTGTACTTATAAATCGTGGCATAGAAAAAACAGAAGATATCCGAATGTTTATAATGATCTGTTTTACAACAGAATCAAACATGCAGAAGAAAGATGGATAAATCCGTCATTAGATATATTTTGGCAGGCACGTAAAGATATGTTGCCACCAAATCTACGACAAGAAGATAATCCTAGAGATAAAGGATGTACACCAATCAAACAAAATCATTACAGGCTTACCGGACAGGTCATTATGATGGAGAAAGATTGGGAGTGTTTTGAAAACGATTATTCGAGGAGATATATAACAGCATGAATAGATTAACTTATATTATAGGAATGCCTGCAAGTGGCAAATCTACAGCATTGCGTAACGCATTGGAGAACAACATATGCGAATGCTCATCTAAAACAATGACGCAAGAAGATCCTGTGCCACACATAACATATAAATGTGGGTTGATGACATTGGGTAAAAGCAGAGATGTATATCCCGGAACAGATACGTTAGCTATGAACATTCAACCTAAAGTTATTAGATGGTTGGAAGAATTGGCAGATGAGGACAATCAATTCCTGATAGGTGAGGGAGATAGATTAGGTAATAATAAGTTTTTGAGCAGAGCGATAGATTTAGGTTTTCATGTGGATTTAGTATACCTACAGATACCCTCGCAGATAGCATGGGAACGGTCAGAGAAACGAGGTAGTAATTTCAATAAAACTTGGTTCAAAGGTAGGATAACAAAATGCGAGAATATAATAATGTCTTGGGCTGATTCTGCCATACAGGAAAAATACCCAATCAACATCATACAACTCGATGGTACATGGAATCCCAAAACTCTACAGGATAAAATAAAATCTACACCTAACTTCCAAGAATGGCATCAGTCGGTAAAGGTACAATAGTTAATCATAGTTTCTCTCTGTGATTGATTGTGGGTAGTTGTTTTTCCCATTGCCCACAATCTAAAACCTCTCATAAAAAACGTCATCTATTTTGAATGTTTTTCTATATCCAAGCTTGTGATAAAAACGCTGTCTATTTTGAATACCCCTACCTAGCGACGTCAAACTAGAGCTAAAAATTCATTCTCTAAAACGTTGACATAGATTGAAATACATTATATAATAGATGTCATACAATAAATAAAGTTACCATGGGAGGTACACTAAAATGACAGCAAACAATAACAATTTACAAGATTACGCTACAGTAAAAGTAACTCTAGAAGTTGAGGTAAAACTTACTCCTGAAGTTATCGAAGCGTTTGAGGAAAATGGTGATCACGATGCCTTTGTAGCAGATATAGTAGATCACTACTCACAAGACAGTACATTCAGGGTATGGGAATGGGAAGATAATGGTTGGTGTGATTCTGACGAAATAGAATTAACCCACAAGTGGTCTGCACAGAGGAATTAGTTATGATTACAACAAAAGACATACAGAGAGTAGAATCAAAATATGCTGATGCAATAGGTGTTAGGAAACCAAGCACGACGCTACATCTAACCAAAGAGGAAATCACTGCATTAGTAGATGACATGTTGTTCGACTATAACCAACCAATAGAAACAGTGGAAATAGAAAGTCGAACTGATGGCAGTAAATACGATATCAAACAGAGCAATAATAACCTGCACAATGTAGGTACTGCTTTCGCTTTAGCTCTATCGAGATTATCCAATGCACAGCGTAGTTGGGAAGTTACTTACGATATGACTGTAGGTAATGACGCACATTTTATCCTAACTAGATTTGGACAAGGGTATTGGTATCTAGAAATAGGTAGGCAAGGTATATTGCAATTTGACCTATCAAAAAAATTATTAACAATCTATTTATAGGAGTTAGATATGAGTTATTACAATACAGAAGAGGGTTCAGCAGATAGGAGTGATATACAAAAATATCCTCCTACATCTGTAACACACAACTGCTGTGGGGTTATAGAGGTAATAGAACACCACTCACACGCTTGCTTATGCTATAACTGTGTGAACAGTGATGCAATATTTCACTCATGCCCTAAAAAGCCTATGCTATGTGCATTGTTATGGGCTAATACAGATACATGGAGTAAGGAATTTTTCAACAAGGTTACTGATCCTGCATATGCACCAAAATATGCTGAACAGACCGAAAGTTCACGATACGAATTACCGAGAGGTATAGGAGGTAAAAGATAATGATCGTAGAAGTAACATTTGAAGATGCAGATGACGCATCAAAATTGGTAGAAATTATACAAGCTTGGGAAGTTGGAGGATTAGGTCTACACGACAATACATTCTTCTCTGACGGTACTCCAAATTTCGAGCATACAGAGAGTCCGGTTGATGGATTTTCATGCAAAGTTAGGAGTGAAGAATAATGCTAGACTAACATTACATAAATAAGAATGCCCATGCAGAAATGTGTGGGTATTTTTTTGTTCTCCATTAATAATAATATAACCATCTCAAAAGAGTTGACATATATTGATATATATTATATACTAGTATGTATAATTAGTAAATGTACATGGAGGTACAACATTATGAAAAGCAAAGAACAAATATTCCAAGAGGTTACTGACCACATGATCAAGTCTCTAGAACAGGACATCATTCCATGGGAGAAACCTTGGAGAGTCGTAAATGACAAGATGGTTAGACCGATGAGTGTTCACGGTAACGTCTACAGAGGATGGAATCTTATGATTCTAAACGCTGAAATGGACATGAGAGGATTGACTGATCCAAGATTCATTACTTACGGACAGGCATTCAAAATGGGTGGACAGGTAAGGAAAGGTTCTAAATCTATAAAAGTAAATTATTGGTTGCCAATCTACTTTCACCAAGACAATGATGATTGCCCACTTACAGAGAAAGATTATCTAAAAGAAGATAAGAGTTGTGTGAGTAAAGGTCATTATTGGTTCTCACTAAAAGAATATGCAGTATTCAGCGTAGAAGATGTAGACGGATTATCTCTTCCTACAATCAAACAAATGATTGAAGATAACGAGTTCAAATTCGATGCAGTGCAGGAAGCAGAAGAAGTTATCGAAAATTACATAAAGAAAAATGGTATCAAGATATCTCACAGAGGTAACAGAGCATACTACCGACCAAGCAGTGACAGTATCACACTTCCTGCTAAAAAGAATTTCAAGTCTGTCAACAAATACTACGAAACTACTTTCCACGAATTGACTCACAGTACAGGACACAAGAGTAGATTGAACAGACACGAAGACGAGAATCAGATCAACGAATTTGGTGACGAGAGTTACGCTAAAGAAGAATTAGTTGCAGAGATGGGTGCAGGTTTCTTATGTGCAAGTACAGGTACAGAAGATAAGAAAGTAAAGAAAAATAGAGTAGCTTACATACAGAGTTGGTTAGGTGCATTGAAGAATGACAAAAATCTTGTACCAATCGCTTCTCAACAGGCACAGAAAGCCTACGACTACATCATGAAATAAGATATAATAATAGTATCTTTTCCAAGAAGTCCTGTCAGAAATGGCAGGATTTTTTGTTTAACAGGTATCTATAGATTACTTTGCAGGGAAAATAAGAACGTGGTATTATGTAAAAGGTAGCTTTGCATTGAAAAAACTCTGCAAAGCGTTATAACGTGTTTTTCGTTCCCTTATTATAGGTGTTCAGGTTATGTCGAGATCACAACAAGATCAAGGTTCACAAGAATGGAAGGATGCTTACATAGAAGCGTTCAAAACATTACCTGTGGTTCGTATCGCATCACAAACAGCAGGTGTTTCTAGAGAGACTGTACGCAGGTCTATGAATCTTGATCCTGACTTTGCTAAAAGAGTGCAAGATGCTAGAGAGGAGGGCATAGAAAGATTAGAGATAACAGCATGGCAATTCGCTACCAAAAAGAATGGTGAACGTATGTTGCAATTTTTACTAAAAAGTCTAAAACCTGACGTATATGGAGATAAGCAACAGATAGGTTTAGATCATCAACTTTCAGGTGGGAAATTTACAATAAAGTTAGATGGAGAATTAGATAAGGGCGAAACTCTCGCTGATGACAACTAACACGTTAGCTAAAAATAACATACCTATTGATGGTAGACGACCAATGGGTGGCTCGGCAGATATTACTCTGCATTATTCAAGACCATTTTTATATCCAAAACAGCAAGATGCGATATTCAATGAGTCTAGATATTCTATTATTGAAGCGTCAACAAAATCAGGTAAGACAGCAGGTTGCATGATATGGCTCGTAGAACAAGCAATGTTAGGCGAGAATGGTAAGGGTGATGATCAAGATGGAAAGAATTATTGGTGGATTGCACCTGTTTATTCTCAGGCTAAAATGGTACATAGAAGAATTGTTAGATCATTAGATATGTATGATGGCATGAATACTAAACATTTAGTAACGGTCAACAATTCAGAACTGACAGTAACCTTTCGTAATGGTGCCAAAATAGTATGTAAGTCTGCTGACAATCCTGATTCTCTATACGGTGAAGATGTGTATTCAGCAGTTATAGATGAAGCTACGAGGTGTAAAGAAGAATCATGGTTTGCAGTTAGATCAACACTAACACACACTCAAGGTAAACTAAGAATAATAGGTAACGTAAAGGGTAGGCGAAATTGGGCTTATCAGTTAGCACGTAGAGCAGAGTTGGGAGAACCGAATTGGCACTACGCTAGAATCACTGCATATGATGCCGTAAAGGTAGGTGTTATTTCAAAAGAAGAAGTTGAAGATGCAAAGAAGATATTGCCTGATAATATATTCCAAGAATTATATGAAGCCATACCCTCAGAAGATGGTGGCAATCCATTCGGTATAGATGCCATAAGAAAATGTATTGCACCTCTGTCTGACGGAGAGCCTGTATTTTGGGGTTGGGATTTAGCTCGGAGTGAGGATTACTCATGGGGTATAGCATTAGATGAACAAATGAAAGTTTGCAGGAACATAAGATTTCAAAAGCCATGGAACCAAACGATAACAGCCATTGTTGACCATGTGGGTGATGCACAGTGCTTGGTTGATGCGACAGGCGTGGGAGACGCTGTTGTAGAGGAATTACAGGGTAGGTTGCCACGTGTAGAGGGGTTTAAGTTCTCGGCTCCAAGTAAACAACAATTAATGGAACGATTAGCGATAGCTATTACCTCACAGGAAATAACTATTCCTGACGGAATGTTGGTCGCAGAATTAGAATCGTTTGAATACGAATATACTAGGACAGGTGTCAGGTATTCTGCACCTGATGGATTACATGATGATGGAGTTTGTGCATTAGCATTAGCAGTTTATCATGGAACTCACGCACCAACACAAGGAGTATGGTAAATGGGATTATTTGACAGGGTATTTAACAGGAAGCAGTATGCACCTGATGAAGCATCTATAACATTATCTACTCAGGGTACAGGGTTTGCCGAAATGCCTGAAGTTAATTATTCCAATTATGCTTCCGAGGGGTATGAAAAGAATGAATTGGTATTTGCTTGCATACGTGAAATAAGTACATCTGCATCTGAAGCACCTGCCTATGCTTGTCTCAAAAATACAGAGCCTAAAGAATTTGTGGAGAGTGGCATACTTTATGATTTGTTGGAACACCCAAATAATTATCAGACTCGGTATGAATTAATTGAGTCTATTATTACGTATTTACAAATAACAGGAAACGCATATCTCTACAAAGAACGAAGCACAGTAGGATTGGTAGGATTATACTGTCTGCGACCTGACCGTATCAAGATTGTTCCAAATAAACATTACGAATACGAAATAGACGGAAAGGTTTATAATATTCCATTAGAAGATATAGGACACATCAAGTTTCCGAATCCTACAGATGACCATTATGGATTATCACCATTGCAACCATTGGCTCGAATCGTAAATTTAGATTTAGATGCTACAGATTTTACTAGAACATTTTATCGAAATGCAGGTGTGCCATCAGGGTTATTGAAACTCAAAAGAAAGATAGCCAATAAAGATGAAGCAAATAGAATACGTACAGCATGGAGATCACAGTTTCAGGGCATGAGAAATTGGCATAGAGTTGCGATATTAGATGATGATGCAAGTTATGAAAAAATGGGTTCAAGTATCGGAGATATGGAGATGGATAGCATAAGAGATTTAGCCGAATCTCGCATATGTTCTGCCTTAGGTGTACCACCGATTTTAGTGGGTGCAAAAGTTGGACTAAACACTGCAACATATTCTAATTATGCACAGGCTAAGGAATCCTTTTGGGAAGAAACTCTACTGCCTTTATACCGTAGGATTGCTGACAGTTTGAACAGAATTATTTTACCTGAAATGCCTAGCGTTTCTGCCACTCAACATATTGTTTTTGATTTTAGCGATGTAAGAGCATTGCAAGATGACGAAACTGAATTGTGGAACAGAAACCTGACTAAAGCACGCATAGCCAAAGAATTAGTTACAGCAGGATATGATCCATTAGAATCTTTAGAGTTGGCAGGATTAGAGCAAATAAATTATGTAGGTATGCCTAAAACAAATCAACCTCAACAAACATTGTTAGGGTTAGAGACTCCGAGACTCAAAGCACTACCTGATGTAAAACAAGTACCCTCACCTGACAAAACAAGATTAACAGCATTAGCTCGTCGAATAACAGAAGCACAGAGAAAGTCAAGCTTGAAATTTGTAGAAGAAATAGAGCCTGAGATAGAAGCATATTTTACAAGACTTTTGAACAGGGCAGATTCTATTATGGGTAGAGTTCTATCTAATAATGATACACAAGAAAAATCTAAGACACCTCCATTCAACGCTGACAATCTTATACCACCTGCTGCCGATGTAGAAATAAAGACTATGATGAGACCGATTCACATGAGAATAATTGAATCAACTTTCGATGTTCTTAACACTGAGTTAGGAGTGGCGTCAGCTATAGCCTTTGAGGAAACTCTACCGTCTGTACAGCAGTTCTTAGTTCAGGGAGCTACAAGGGTTACGGAAATAAATTCAACCACGAGAAAGAAGATTACAGATGTTATCACTGACGGAGTTAACAGAGGGTACAATTACGAAGAAATCGCTAGGGGTGTTCCTAGGGAAAATTACAATGGAGTTAGATCTGTTATTAAAGAGACTTATAAAAATAGAGCAAGAGCTATCGCTAGAGCCGAAGTTGGGTTTAGTCAAAATAGTGCTTCCTATGTAAGATATCAAAGTGCAGGTATAGAGAAAGTGTACATAACAGATGCTAGACGAGGTGAAGATCATGACGATGTTTGTTTAGAGGTCAATGACACTATTCAACCTTTATCATGGTTCTCAACCAATATGTTACAGCATCCAAATTGTTCACGGACATCTGCACCTGTTGTGGAGACATAATATGCAAAGAAAAACATATACATCAGAATCAAAAGTTATCAATGAAGCCGAGGGGTTAGTTGAAGCATATGTTAATTCTATGGGGAAGATTGATTTAGATGAGGAAGTGATTGACATAAAAGCATTTGATAAATCAATAGATGACGGAGGTATATCGGTAGCATGGTTTCACAACCAAGCCGAGCCTGTCGGTAAAGTCATATCTGCAAGTCCTGAATTTGATGGGAAAGATGATAGTACAGGAATGGAATCAGGAAAGTTGAAAGCAGTTATGCAATTTAATTTAGATACGCAACGAGGTCGAGAAGCATTTAGCGATGTAAAGTTCGGCTCGGTACGTGAGTGGTCAGTTGGCTTTAGGGCAACAGATCATGACTTAGAAGATTTGCCTAATGGTGCAAAACACCGAGTTATAAAAGACTTGGATTGGGTAGAAGTATCACCTGTTATGCGTGGTGCATCTCCTGAAACTGCAACTGTTGGGGTTAAGGCTGACTTAGGCTCGGAGACGCAAGAATCTGACACTAACTCGGAAGAAGAAATAACAAAAGTCGAAATGGCAATAAACATAACAAGACTCAAAATGGAGTTAGATCAAAATGAGTAAGGCGAAAGAATTACGTGATGAAGCACGTATGAATCTTGTTGAAGCAGAACGTCTAGTTAAGGAGGGTGATATAGAGGGTGGTAAACGAGCAATCGAAGATGCCCAAGCTAAATCACAATCTGCAACAGATATAGAAAATGCTGAGACACAGATCAAAGCACTTAAAGGTGAGTTCAATAAACCTACTAACGCTATCCCTGTAACAACAGAGGAAGCAAAGGTTTATAATCCTGACGATAAAGGTAAAGAATATAAGACTTCTTACAAACCTGCGACATGGGTAAAAGGACTACCATCTGCTGTTCAACCTAAATGGGTTAGAGACCAAATGGGCGAGAACGAGAAAGCAGAGGAACAAGTATACAAGGAAGCATGGACTAAATGGTTACGAGACCCTAGTCCTAATGCAGGTCATTTTTGGACTAAAGCTAGTTCAGACGAAATAAAGGCTATGCAAGAGGGTACAGATGCTGAAGGTGGATTCTTTGTTCCGGAAGATTTTAGAGCTACTACAATTCACGATCCGGGAACACCGAGTGGCGTTCACCGACCATTGTGTACTGTAATTACTACATCACTAAAAGATGGCTACCTACCAACCATGGGAAGTTCATCTGTTGCAGTGATTGCAGAGGAAGCAGCTTATGGTGATACAACACCAACAGTTGGTCAAGTATCTTTCACGATTAGAAAGGTAGGAACATCTACAAAAGTATCTCAAGAATTACTTGAAGATTCTGCTGTGAATTTACCTGCACTTCTATCTCAAATCTTCTCTGAAGCATTTGGAAGATATGAAGACGAGCAAATAATTAATGGTGATGGTACTACTGAAATACAGGGGTTACGTGCAGTCGTTACTGACGGTACTGATTCCGATGGAACATCAGCAGTTACTATCGGTGATATTTTGACATGGTATTTTGATGTACCTGCTCAATTTAGGGCTAATGCTACATGGTCAACAACAAGTTCATTCTTGAACCAAGCACATGCTTTAGATATCACTTCTAATAAAGGTGCATTATTCTCTCCACCTGTCGAACAGTTATTGGGTAAACCTATAGCTACTTACGATGGAACAGGTTGGGATGATGCAACTGCAATAGCTACCAACGAAGAGATTGGTGCATTGTATGACTTTAGAAACTATTACCTAATAGATCGAATCGGTATGTCTGTAAAGAGAGATGATTCTATTTATGTAGCGAATGACCAAGTTGGGTTCTTTGCTAGGAAGCGTGGCGATGGTAGAGTTGGACTTGCAAATGCAGGTCGAATAATGAAGATTCAATAGGAGTAAGTAATGCCAAAATTTAGACAATGGACAGATCGTTGTTCTATAAATGTAGCACTTGCACCTGTTAGTAAATCAGCAGGCACTACAACATCATCAGCGATTGACTTAACAGGTCATCAAAGTGGAGTGTTGATAGTAAATGCCGGAGTTATCGGTTCAAGTGGAACTATTGATTGTAAAGTACAATCATCAGCAACATCAGGTGGAACGTATGCAGACATTACAGGTGCAGCAATTACACAGATGACAGAAGCAGGTAGCAGTTCAGGAACTTCACAAGCAGTGAATTTTGAATTACCTGCAGGACAACCATTTGTTAAGACTGTATTAGTCAACGCTACGGCAGCAGCAATTCAAGGTGTGTTTATAATAGCAGACCAAGATAATAGAACGTAAAAGTTTTTAGGTTAGAGGGGTGGGAAACTGCCCCTCTAGAATAAAGAGGAAACAATGAAAGTAAAGTGTATCGTATCAAGAAGAATAGCTGATGACGATTATCAGTTAGGGCAAGAATATAACGTAACTAAAGAACGTGTAGAGAAATATCCGAGTAGTTTTGAAGTTATACCTGTTATTGAAAAACCTAAACAATCAGCTAAAAAAACTGAAACAAAAAGAGTAGCTAAAACAGAGGACAAATCAGGATAATAGATGGCAACAACATATCATACTTATGCAGACGCAAATTTATTCCGTCAATACCTTGCAGGCTCAGGTCATGTTACGGATTGGACAGAAGATGCTACTACAATACGAATACTGCTTGAATCGGTCAGTAGGCGTATAGATTATTTCGTAGGTGGGAATAGCTTTGGTCCGACTACTGCAACAAATACTTATGATATTGGATTGGGTGCTTTACGTACTGATGCTATTGAGAGAACAGGTAATGAAATTGAACGACCTGACTATTGGGCAAATAAAGCATCAGGTGCAGGGCGTATTCCGTTGGATAAGTGGCTTATTTCGGCGACGACAGTAACAGCCTATGACGACACTGCACGGTCAGGTTCCAACGTTCTTACAGAGGGAACATCAAACGATTATTTATTAGAACCATATAATAGAGAGCCAAAAAATTTACTAAAATTATCAGAAGATACTACCAAGTCATTTCATGGTGGTCAGCAAACATTAACCATATTAGGTTCATGGGGTTGGGAAGATAGAAAGTCAAGTGCATTGAGTACATTCGATGCTATAGGTAGTACATCAACTACTAGCTTATCGGTAAGCTCCGGATCATCAACTTATGCAGGTTATACCGTTTTAGTCGATACAGAGCAGATGTATGTCGAATCGGTATCAAGTAACACATTGACTGTTGTAAGAGGTGTAAATGGCACTACGGCAGCAACACACAGTGGTGGTGCATCATATTATAGATATATGTATCCGTCAGATGTTGTCGAGGTAACATTAGAATTAGCTAAAAATAGATGGAGAGAAAGAGATGCAGGAACTACGCAGTTAATTGGTACAGGGGATATGCAAATGTCTCAGCCACAAGTGAATGAAAATACTGTTTTGAGACGACTAAATTATTATGTTATGGAACAGGCTCAGGGAGTTTATTTCTAATGATAAAAGCCGAGATAAAAATACAAGGGCAATTATTGTTAGGAGTACCAAAAGAGATAGCTCTGAAAGTTGCCAATCAAATTGTAACTCACATCGCATTATGGGGTGAGAAAGATGTAAAAGATCAGTTGTATCCCGGACATGGATATGACACAGGTATGTTACAGCGATCTATTAGAGGTCGTTTAATCAAAAATTTTCATGGTGAAATTGATCCGTCAGGTGTTTACTATGCAATTTATGCAGAGAAAGGAAATGGTAGAGGATTCCTCGGCTATCATATGTTCGCAAACACGCGAAATCGTATAGCGAAAAAAGATTGGCGTAAAGTAGTGGAGAAAAATATCAAGAGGTTTATGGAATGAGCAGGTCAGGTGCCATGACACAAATTGAAACAATACTAAAAGCAAATGACGATCCTGATTTCGATTTAGTTTTGCAACACGAACCACTATCTATACCTACAGGCGACAGGGTGGCTTGTTTTTATTTTACAGGCGAAAGTCAAAAGTCAATGACATTAGGTAATGTAATGGTTACACAAGATTTCAATGTGCGATGTTATTTTAGAGTACAGGCTTCTTTACAGGCTAGAAATAAATGCGAACTCGAACTGTGGAATGCTTGTAGAAGTGTACAGACAGGACTAAGTGCCGACAGACAATTAGGAGGTAATACTTCTGATATGGTATTAGGTGATGCAGATATAGGGTGGGTTGATGTAGGAGGGGTTACATTTAGAACTTTGTCAATTCCGATGGGATTGATAGAATTAGAAGCAGAAGCGATTGCACCATAGGAGTTAAAACATGGCTAAACAATCAGGACTAGGACATAATTTTTTCATAGATGGATACGATTTATCCGGAGATGTTTCGGCAGTCGATACTTGGTCTACACCTGTTGAATCTGTTGATGTTACAAGCATAAGTAAATCTGCCATGGAAAGAATACAGGGTAGAGTAGATTTTGATGGAGGATTCACTACTTTCTTCAATGACGCATCTTTAGCACAGCACGTAGCATTGAGTGGTGGAGTTACCACTGACAGAAATGTATCTTGGACTTTTGGAAGTACAGTTGGAGATGTTGCCTGTGGCGTGGTGGCAAAACAAGGTGATTACGCTATGACACGAGCCGAAGACGGCTCTTTTACAGCGTCTATCCCAATTATGGGTAATGGGGTTATTGCCGAGTGGGGAAACCTCTTATCTGCCGGCAAGATAACTCATTCAAGTGCAACGACTGTAGCAAGTAAAGATGACAGTTCATCTTCATCTTCCGGATTAAGTGCTTTTATACAATCTGCATCTTTATCATCAGGAACTGCAACAGTTAAAATACAACATTCTGCTAACGATGCTTCATGGTCTGATTTAATAACATTTACCAATGTGGCATCAGCATCTGACAGTGGAAGAACTTCAGAAAGAAAAACAGTTTCCGGTACGGTAAATAGATATCTTCGTATAGTAACTACAGGAACATTTAGTACCCTTGTTTTTGTTGTACATTACAGGCGAGGTACATCAACAGATAGGGTATCTTACTAATGTCATTACAAAGAATAACACGAAATTTAACAGACACTTATTCGGCATCAAGACCAATATCAACACATTGGAGAGAAGCCACTTGCAAAGAAGTTGATTGTTTGCATTACCTACAAGGGTGGCAGACTAAAGTAGACATATCTACAGATCTAGGCAAGGCACAATATAATTACATAGTTAATCAGAGTGGCAAACGAGGTAAAGGTAAACAAGATGGGGCTATGGTTACATTTACATTTTACCCTGAGCAAAAATGCTTTAGAGAACATCAATTACCTCTAGACCGAGAACCAATATTATCAATACAATCAGGTCATGACAGACGCATTGCAAGGGCAGGTGAATGGCATGATAATATGAATGAATCTATACACAAGCACCAACAAGATGTTGGTAAATAAAGGAGTCTATTATGGCTAAAGAAACCGGAATAGGCATGACAGTAACCATAGACGATAGTGGTGGTTCAGGTAGAGCTATTACTAACGATGTTACTAATGTCGATTGGAGTATTCCTAGGACAGTACAGGACACTACAGGTCTTGATAAAACAGGTATGGAACGACTACTGTTGCTAGCAGACATGAGTGGAACTATTAGTGGAGTATTTAATGATGCTTCCAATATGTCTCACGATGTTTTCAAAACAGTTTGTTCTACATCAGTTTCAAGGACATTAGTGATCGTAGTAAGTGGGCAAACGTTGACTAACGAAGTGTTTGTTACAGATTACCCTCTAACACGTGGTTCTGATGGTACGCTTACATTTGCAGTACCTGTTGTTCTTCAAAGTGGTACAGTACCGACTTGGGCGTAAGAGCATGAGTTGGAAACCAAAGAAATCAGTAGAAACAGTTGTTCTAGGTGGAGTTGCCGAGGGTTTAGAGATTACGTTTAATTCTTCTATGACTATTAGGGAACTTCACGAGATACAAAAATATTCTGAGAAGAGTGCCGATGACAATATGGTGAATTTATGCGAAGTTATTGCCACCAAAATAATTAAATGGAATTATGATGGTGTGAAAGTCAGTAGAGACGCATTGTTGGATTTACCTCATGACATCACAGCAGAAATAACCAAAGTTCTTATGGAAAAAATAGTTGGTGAAACTAACACTCAAAATTTAGTAGAGCCATCACAGAATGGGTTGAATTTGGAGGAAGTGTCCGGAGTGATGGCACAAGAGTAGATTTACCTGCTAAAATTCTGTTTGATTTGGAAATAGACGCTATGGCACAAAGGTACGGTATGATGCCAAGCGATGTCGCAGATTGTGATGTGGAGAATATTAGGGTATTTCATGTAGCAACACAAGTAGAAAGCAAAGTACAGGAAAAATATAACAGGAATGGCTAACCAAGTAGACATAGTAATAAATGCTAAAGATAACGCAAGCCGAGCAATCGGAAATGCGTCAGGTAAGGTAGACCAACTATCAAACAAGCTTAAGAGCATGCGTTTACCGATCATGGCTGTTACCACAGCAATCGTAGGTCTAGGGGCTGTATCGCTTAAAAACGCTAGCGATTTGAGTGAGTCCATGAATGCAGTAAGTGTTGTATTCCAAGACGCTACAAGCCAAATAAATAGATTCGGAGAAAGTGCTGCCCAAGAGGTAGGTTTATCTCAGGAAGCATTCAATGAATTAGCTACTGTTACAGGTTCACTGTTAAAAGATTTCGGACTGACATTAGACGAATCAGCAGAACAAACAATACGACTTGCATTAAGAGCGTCAGACTTAGCGTCAGTATTCAACACAGAAGTCAAAGATGCAATGAGTGCTATCAATGCTGCATTAAGAGGTGAAACCGAAGCTATAAGACGTTATGGAATTTCCTTTGATGATGCTGCACTAAAAACTAAAGCTATGGCTATGGGGTTAGATGAATTAGATGGTGTAATAAGTCGATCTGACAAATCCCTTGCTGCACTAGAATTGATTATGGAGAAATCGGCTGACGTACAAGGTGATTTCAAAAACACATCTGATCAATTAGCGAACTCTCAAAGAATATTAAAGGCAGAATTTGCCAATGCTTCGGCAGAGCTAGGGCAAAACCTGTTACCGATAGCCACGGCATTTATGCAGAAATTGTTAGGTCTGATAGAAGCATTTAATGGGTTATCTTCCGGAACACAAAAAGCCATAGTAAATTTTAGTGCGATAACTGTTGGTATGGGTGCTTTTTTATTAATACTACCTACTTTAATTGCTAGTGTGAAAGCATTGGCATCTGCGTTCATTTTCTTGAATGCCGTAAATCCATTTATCCTTATCGGTGTGGCTGTTGCTGCACTGATAGTTGCCATCGTTGGTATTGCTACAAAGTGGGATTGGTTCTCGCAGAAATTTAGAAAGCAGATAAATTTTATGGCAGAACTTTTAGAGGGTTTTTTACAGGTCTTGGTAAACTCATTTGTCAATCCTCTAATATTGCTTTGGAATAAATTGGTACAGATGTTTCCTAAATTAGGCAAACCTATAGATTTGATGGTAGTAAGCCTAGGAAGAATACCTAAAAAAGTGAAAGAGACTACTGATCAATTCTCTTTATTGAGTGATGAAATGGAAACCACATTTGGAGAATTTAAAAAGATCGAAAAAACGGAGAAAATTTTTCCTGCATTAACACATAATATTACAGAAATGGATTTAGCTCTACAAGATGCGTCTTTATCAGGTAGGGCATTTGTTGAAACGCAAGAGGAAGATATAAGAGGTTTAGTGCGTTCACAAAAGATAGCATTTGATGCGATTGTAAGACATAGGCAACAACGTATAGATGACGAACTGAGAATGGAACAAGAGAAAGCAGATGAAACGTTGAGGATAGCACAGGAAAATGCAGATAAGTTGGTACAGGCAGAGAAAGATAAACAGGTAGCATTAAGGCAAGCAGAAAATATGTTTGCTACAGAAATGGCAAACGCAATAAGAAGTGCAGAATTTACGTTAGGTCAAAAAACCTTTGGTTCCGGTAACATGTATCTCGGAGGAGACAGGTCTAGGATATTAACAAGTGCAGGTAGGCGAGCATGGCATGAGGGTACCTTACAGACAGGTGGTAGAACTTCTAGGCATGACACTATGGCAAATCCTCATTGGGTGATTGCACCGGAATTACAAGGGCAAATATCCGTTAACCGAGTATCAACTAATTTACGAGAAAAACAAGGCGATTTTACATCAGGAATAGGTAACTTATAATGGCTACAGGCGTATCAGATTTTCCAACATCATTAGACACTACAAGCAATCAACCTGCTCATTCGACACTTGCTGCGATAGAGTTAGATGGTGATGGAACAGCGAACAACCAACATTCAAATGTTCACGGAGTGCATTCTACAGCAATAGTGCAGATCGAAACAAAGATAGGTACAGGTTCATCATCACCGAGTGCAAATAAAGTATTACGAGCAACAGGTACAGGAACATCTGCTTGGGCGCAAGTTGGATTGACCACTGACGTAACAGGAATATTGCCTGTAGCAAATGGAGGTACAGGTGCTTCATCTCTAACTGATGGTGGAGTTTTATTAGGTTCAAATACAGGTGCAATAACTGCAATGTCAGTTTTAGGTGATGGAGAAATGATAGTTGGAGATGGAACAACCGATCCTGTAGCAGAAAGTGGTGCAACGTTAAGAACGTCTATAGGGTTAGGCACAGTTGCTACAAGAGATACAGGTATCAGTAATAATAATATACCTATCTTTACATCAGGTGTTGCAGATAACGATTTTCTACGAGTTGACGGAACAGCAATAGAGGGCAGAAGTGCCTCAGAACTTGCATCAGATATTGAAGCAAATATTGATGCCGTAGGTGCATTAGCATCAGGAAGTATAGCAACAGGTTTTGGGAATATCGACAACGCTTCTAACAGCCTGACAACAGGTGCTTTGGTGGCAACCACTATGGCTCCGTCAGGCAGGGTTACTATCGCTGCCGGTAAAGATATATTGATGACAGCACCTGCAGATGATGGCTATACAGGAATAACAGTAACATTAACAAACAATACAGGTTCAACTATTGGCATAGGAAAGGCAGTAGCATTACATAAATCTAATGCAGGCGAAATTATATTAGCACAAGCAAATGCTGACACTACAATGCCATGTATAGGAATTACTACAGAATCAATATCAAATTCAGCTTCAGGTGAAGTGTTGATTAGTGGGTTAGTCTATGATGCAGACATATTAGATTGTACTATTGGATATCCTATGTATGTTTCAGAAGATAGTGCAGGGGAACTAACAAAAACATTACCTGCAAGTGATGGAGATAGAGTTCAGATCGTTGGTCAAGGTTTACACGCTGATAAGATGATTTTCAATCCTGATTATACTGTAGTGGAAAGAGCATAATGGCTAATGAAGTTGAAAAGGTTGCTTTAGTTGCAGTAGGTAGTATTGAGAAAATTGATCTAATAACTGTAGCAAATATGGAGAAGATATCAGGCATGGAAATATCTGCAGGTTCTTCACATACTTGGTCAAGTGCAGGTGCTATGAATGATAGTATGTCAGGGGCAGGTGGTCATGCTATAGGATTAGTAAATACGGCAGTAGTAGTAGCAGGTGGATATGAGGGTGCTTTTACTGATGATACTCAGGAAAGAAATGGAACTACATGGACTACCGAATCAGCGACTATATCAGCAACACGTCAAGAAGCAGGAATGGGTGGTTCATCTACGAGTGGATTAATCTTCGGAGGGTGGCCGGGAGCAGGGGGTAATACTAATGTAACAGAAGAATATGGTGGCTCTAGTTGGTCCTCAGGTGGAAATATACCCACTGCTAAAGGTGCAAATAGAGGTTGTGGAACTTCACAAACTGATATGTTAGAAGCAACAGGAAATGTTGATGGAGGTAGTGGAGTTACGTCAGGAAAAACTGCAAGCACATATAATGGTTCATCATGGAGTAGTATAACTGCTCCAAGTAATACAGGACAATATGTAGGTTCTTTTGGTGAAGCAGATGCAGGATATTTCTGTGGTGGTGTTGGATATCCAAGTGCCATGAATGCAGTACAGTCATGGGACGGCAGTAGTTGGACAACAGGTTCAGTTACCTTACGTATATATCAATTTCAACAAGGTTTTTCATTTGGTTCATCTAGTGATGCAGTATTAGGTGGGGGTGCAGGTGCAACTACAAGTAGTGATAGTTATGCTAGTAATCAAGACCATGCTGATAAATGGGATGGTAGTGCATTTAGTGCTACAAGTACAGTGCCTTATGGTAAGAATGACTGTATGGGTGCAGGTGTAGTAACAGGTGGTACGTGTTTCGGTGGTGGTGGAGGTAGTCATGTAGATACTTGCGTTACTTATGCTTAGGAGAATTTATGTTATACGCTAGAGGTTCATTTCAATTAAACGCTACTACTTATTCTAATGATGATAGAAGTAAATTTCATTTAACAGAATATCCTGTTATAGATACTCACGTAGTAGTTGTTACAGATAATTCAGATGCTAGTACTTGGATATCAGCAAGAGGATTAACTACGATTTCTCAATCAGATGCACAGGCTCTTATTGATGCAAAAGTTACTCAGGCACAATCGGAATATGATGCACGATCTAACGAATCTAAATTAATAGATTGGGGTGGAAAACCAAGACCACAAGGACTTACATTGCCATGAAAGATTTCTCATTATTACCTGAAAAACATAATAAGGATATGATCGAATTATCAGCAGAATTAAATGACACTGTACAAAAACGGCAGATATATCGTACAGAAACTGAAATGAGAATATCTGTTTTAAATAATGGTTCACACCCTACAAAAGCAAGTAAATATTGGCAATGTGTACGAGAGCAAAGTATGATGTACGAGCAGTTGAGAATAAATATATATGAGTTTAGACGTAGGCAAGCAAAAATTTTAGGATTAAAAGATAAGAAAAATAAATCAGATGACCAATACGAACAAATGGAATTACAGGTAGACATTGAGGAAATGGAGTGGTCATTAGAAAATATTAAACAACAAGCTATGGACAGGGTGAGAGAATTAAAACTGTGGAGTAAAATAAAAAAAGAATTAGACGATGGATCGTTTGATACTAAAGACGTAAATGTTCATCAGGCAGAAACATTGGAATTACAATTGCAAAATAGGTTAAACGCATTAACATCAGGTTCTTCACAGGGTGAGGTATTAAATGTAGTTGGTCCATTAGAAACTGTAATGAATATGTTAGGCAAGCCAAATGAATTATACAAACTAATAAATACAGGAGAGAATCTAAATGGTAAATCCCAAAAATCTATTACCGAATCTAAATGAACAAATTGAAATTCAAGAGGGTGATGTTCAGCAGGTTTTAAATCAAGAACAAAAGGGTCATGTATTTGCTTTGACTGTGGAGAATGTAGCACTAAAAAGAATTGTAGAAGAACAGAAACAATTTATCAGTAAATGTAAATGCAACGAGGAAAAATAATTAATGGCTTCAGGTTATGATGCTTCGATATCCTATGATGCGAGTAAATCGTATGATGGAACAGTTGCAGGGTTTGCGTCATATATAGTATCAGTAGATTGGGATAATGACGGAGATTTTACCGATGCAAACTCCAACGTAACAGACGATACATTATCGGTAACTACAACACAAGGTAGGGCATTGGCATCTCAACTTACCGGAAATGCAGTGGCAGGGCTATGCGAAATCGTTCTAAAAAACAATGACGGAAAGTACAGTTCTTTCAATACATCATCAGCACTTTCAGGAAATATATTACCTAACAGAGCAGTAAAAGTTGAAGCCACATCTCCAACATCAGAAGTAATATTCTATGGCTTTCTAGAGAGTATCGTTCCAAGTGTAGATGTAACAGGAAACAACATTGCTAAATTAATAGCGTTAGGTTCACTCAAAAGATTTGCTACAACAAACGTATCTATTCCATCTGCTACAACAGTAGGAACAGGAGCGTGTATAACAGCGATTCTTGACGCTGTGGGGTGGAGTGCCACATTACGAACTATAGCCACCGGAAAAAGCACTATAGCTAGGTTCTATGCCGGAAAACAAAATGCTCTTACACTGCTTAGAGAAGTAGAAGCCACAGAGGGTGGATTTGTACGAGAGGGTAAAGATGGAAAGATAATATTTGAAGATAGGCAACACCGATATACAGCATCAAGGTGTACAACATCACAGGCAACATTTTCAGATGCGAGTGGTGCAAGTATGTCTTATACAGGTATTGTTCAACGTGATCCCATGGATTTTATTTATAATAAATTTGTTTCTGAAGTAAGAACAGAAACGGTAGGAAGTTTGGCTACATTATGGACACATCCATTTGCCAATACAAGTGGTAATGCACCAAAAATAGAGCAGGGAGATACCGTTACCATAATCGCAGAATACCCAAATGATTATACTGCTGTCAATCAAACCTCTGTAAACGCTTGGACAACTCCTGCTTCAACCACAGATTACTTGACCAATGCTGCCCAAAACGGAACAGGTACAAATACTACAGGAGATATGACTGTTGCTGTAGTAAAAAAATCTACAACCATGGAAATCAAAATAACTAATGGTGCGAGTTCAGATGTTTACCTTACAAAATTACAAGCAAGAGGGACTCCGGTTACTGCGTCAAGCGTTGTTAGGGTTATGGCAGAAGATTCTGCATCTCAAACTGCATATGGTCTAAAAGAATATCCGGCAGGTTCTGAAGCTAAATGGATAGGCACACAAGAAGAAGCAAATAATTGGAGTAGATACCATTTATCAGCATTCAAAGATCCCACAGCAACTATTACGATAAATGTCAATGCGAATGCAAGTGTTGATAGCATGACGGAAGCTTTATCCTTAGACGTCAGCGACAGAGTTACCGTTACAGCGTCTTCAAGGGCTAAATTAGGGCTTTCACGAGACTTTTATATAGAAACGCTTAGGCACACCATTACAGCAGGTGGAAAACACGATTTATCGTTGGATTTATCTGATACCGAGGGGTATTCAGGTTTTTGGGTATTAGGCACATCAAAATTAGGAGAAGGAACGAGGTTAGCGTACTAATGGCATATTCGACTTATGATAGATTATTTACATCAGATTTAGTTGACGCAACATACATGACTAAATTCAAAGGTAATTTGGAATTATGGAGTAGCCATACGCATGATGGTACAACAGGTGGTGGCTCTACTACTTTACCACAATTAACCACGATCACATTTACAGATCAATCCGATCCATCAGCACCTGCATCAGGGAAACTTATAATATATAGTAGTGGTGGATTATTGAAATTTCGTCAATCAGGTGGAACTGTAAAGACGTTATCAACGACTGATCATACACATTAGGTAATAATATGGCTTGGACAACACCTAGAACATGGACTGATGGAGAGATACCAACAGCAACAATCATGAACGCACAAATAAAAGCGAATCATGAATTTCTAGCAACGCATACTCATACAGGTGCAGCCGGTATGGGTTCATCATCATTAGCACCTATTTATGTAACTACAACAGATCAGGGTTCCGATCCTGATGCTCCCGGAAGTAGTAAGTTAGTAGTATATTCTCAGGGTGGATTACTAAAAAGTAGGGCAGGTGCTAGTGGTTCAGAAAAAGTATATTCTACCACAGACCATACTCACACTTTACAAAGTCAGGCAGTTGGAGGAACATTAGCAACGAATGCCACTACTTCGGCTACTACAAGTGCAACTGATTCTTATGTACAAGTTGCAAGTGTTACATATACTCCGGCAACAAGTGCATCAGGTCTTGGATTAATCGGTAGTGTTTATGGTTATACGCAAGGTGGTGCAGGGAGTGATTGGTCAACTACTGTAACGATTCAACTAAAATCTGCGTCTACTGTATTGGCAACTTCAAGTGGAACTGCCATGACTATGGATGAGGTGGGTAGACCATCTGAATATTTTAGATTGGTTTTATGTCATGCACTAATCAGTCCTGCTCAATCATCT